GCAGAATTATAATAAATCTTTCCTCCAGCTACAACCTGCCCCAATCTATCCATCATAACCCTCGCTTAATAGTGTTTATGGCGCAAGATATGGTCTTACTGCTAATGTGAAGTGTATCACATATATGACTATAGGTAAACCCTTCTATAATCATGAATACTATATCAACATCGATCTTATCTGAATTACATAAGAATGAAGATTTATCGTCTGCCTCAAAAATAGAAACCCCTACGCTTCTTAATCTATTGTATATCTGACTTCTGCTATATTTTCCCGTCGCGTCAGCCGTCTCCGGTGATACTCCGAGCTTGACAAGCCGGGAATAGCAGGATTCGCGGTCACTTCGCATGCCACCTCCGGTCATCCTTGTCATACCAATTATGCCACCATGCCGAATACTTGAAGTCACATATATTGTACGGACTCAGCAACTTCTTGTACGACCCGCCGTCAGGAATGCACCATGTTTTCCTGACGGCCTTTGACGCCTGACGCTTGGCCCACTTGACGTATACGCTGTGCCTTTGCTGGTGGGTTATCACGGGCGATTTACGGCGGGATCGGCTCATTTCATCCCGAATATGGAGCGGAGAGCGTCAAGGCCACTATCCGGCTTCTGGATCCTTTGCAGGTCGCTGATGCGTTTTTCAAGTTGAACCACGCGCCTGCGAAGCTCCGTTATTTCCGGTATCTCGATCCTCGTCACCTTTCCGCAGGCGCACGTGAAGTTAATCCCCGCCATGATCTTCAATCCATCTATTGAACTCAACCCACATATTGCGGTCGCAGTCATGCCCCAATGGATGCCACGCGTTGCAGTCACGCTCACGGCTCATGTCATCGCGGTGGATCTCGTCGCGCAGGTCGCGTGTTATACAATCACGGGAAACGCTGTCTATTTTCGGCCAGTTTGCCTTGAGAAACCGGACGACATGGCTCGGAACATACGTCATACGCCCGATTGCGTACCTGAACGCGCACAGACACATGAGGCTGTCGGCGCTTATCGCGTCGGGTAGCGGATTGTCATAGTCCATTGATAAACCCCTTATCCAAAAAGATTGCCCGTCATCGTGTCCTTGACTTCCTCGACCTTCTCGATAACGTATCCGTACCGCTCCTCATGCTGTCTGCCCAATAGCACATCACGAGCCTCCGCGTGCGAGTCGTATGACACACCACCGAGCCATGATCCGTCAAGGATGTCAACTATCGCGTATTTCACTGCTTCCACTCCTGTGGTATATCCTCGCATATATCCCGCACCCTGCGCCTGATTACGTCTATTACGGCTTCCGGCGTCATCGATGAAGCCCCGTTCATGCCGTACTTGTCTATCTCGCGCATGTACCCGGTTATCTCGCTTATCGCCACGAGGGCCGATCCGGGATCGATGTAGTCACGTGGACAAGCCCCGTCACCTTCCTCAAACTCGAACGTTATCGATGTTTTCAAGTTGCACCTCCAACCGCTTAATCCTAGCCATGTACACCTCGCAGTGTCTCGCCAGCGTTTTCGCCCAGTGCGCGTCCCCCAAATCGGGCAGCAGGTTCGCCCATGCTATCGCGTCGTTGATGTCATCTGCGGGCATCGAAATCCCCCTTGTCAACGAAACATTCCGGTTTGTCCATGTAGACGCATACCGGTACATTCTCGATCCACTCATTAGCCTGCCTGATTATATCCTCAGTCAACGCACGCGGGCAAGTATCGCCTGAGAGACATCCGGCGTGGAAGGCACAGAACGTCATGTCACGGTAGCACATCATCGGTTTTCCTCCTTCATGGCCTTTGCCAGCCCAAGCCGCGCAATCTCATCTCTTGCCTGCCGTTTCATGGTCTCCACCAATTCGCGGCGTTTACCTGCCTCGAAAGCATCATCCTGCGCCTTGTTGAATATCCATCCACCCGGTTTTGACACGCCCATACTGTCACCCCTGAATGATCCGGTTTTCCATGACCTGTTGACCTCCTCCTTGCGCCGCGAGTACCACGCCCTTTCGTTGCCGTTCTGGAACTTGGCCTCGTCCTGCGCCTGCATGGTGTCGCATGGTTGCAGTCCGCACCTTGGGCAGTAGTCGAATATCCCTTTGTCGTGCTTGTCAGCGTAGGTCACGATCTGGGCGTACTGGAACTTTATCCCGCAAAGGTCGCAGGTCCATTCCACGGTCTGGATGTACTCGCTCGCCGGTTCGCCGACCTCCTCTAGCGCATGCTTGATGTCGGTAACACTCAGCTTGTGCGGGTATTTCCCGTCTGAGCAAGGTATGTTATCAATGATCCAGTCTATCGCCGCCTTTCGCGTCTCCGGCTTGCACCTTCCGAGCAACCTGTTTGCCGACGTCAGCAAAATGGTATCGGGAGCGCCGACGGTGTAGTACTTGATCAGGTCCATGATGTCATCGGCCATTATCACGCTCCAATATCGCCCGGCATTGCGCCTCGAATTGATCTTCCTTCGGTCTCCGGTCCCTGACTGCCTTGATCACCCACCGCCTTATCGTCAGATTATCGTCAGCCGTTTTCGGGTTCTTCTCCTTTTTCCAGGCCGAATAGAACGTGATTACCTCACCGAAAACGTCCTGCCCAAGCTCCTCTGTCAACCGTTCGACCTCGGAGTCGGTGAGCCGGATATTCTGGTATTCCCCGTATTTTCTCTTTGAATTTTTGCTCTTGTCCTTATCTTCTTCCTTATCCTTTTCCTTATCCTTTTCCTTATCCTTATCTTGTACGGTATATATACCGTTACGATAGGGTATCCATAGGGTATGTTTTTTCAATAATGCGATGTATGAAAGCAACGGTTTCGAGGTTGTGTCCTCCGTAAGCTCGGGATACTGGAACCGGCAGAAGTCAACCAGCCACCATTTTCCATTCGGCATGAGGTAGATATTACCGTTGCATTTTATCCTGAAAGCGTCCCAATCTATCGGCTCCCCTATGAAATACTCGGCCGCTTCAGTGTCTGCCTCCCACACCCCGACGTTGTCACACTCGGAGGTTATGAAGTCCCAAGCGCACTTCTCCTTTGGCGGCAGTTTTCTATACCATTGCTTGTGCCACTTGTCGCGGTCGTGGAAGCGCTTGAACATTACCCCTCCTTCTTGATAAACTCGACGAAGTACCGCACCTTGTCCGCGTCGTAGCAATACCCGTCGATAGTCAATGCCTTAGACATTATCGCATGGTCACGCCGCAGGAACTTGGCGGCATCACCGACAGACGCGAACTCGGCGGAGAACCCGTCGCGGAATAGTCTGACCGGCTTGAGCCTTGACCGCTCGTACTCCTCCTTCGACCCATACTTCTTGTGGTGGTTGTTCGGTCCGTGCGATGTCGGGTAGTATATCGGCCCGTCTGACAACCGGATGTGGCCCGGCGTGCAGTTGGCAAGGGCGCAGGGCACGGCGGTGAAGGCGAAGTCATTATTCTTCATCCGGTATATCTTCATATTCAGGTTTGTTGTCAAGTATCATTTCCATCTGGTTCTCCGGCTTTCCTGCCTCTTCAAGATTCTTGACAGCCTGATTGTAATAGGATGGCTTAAGCTCTATTCCGATTCCGTTCCTTCCGTTTATGACAGATCCGAAAACCTCAGACCCTACTCCCATGAATGGTGTCAACACGTTTTCTTTCGGATTGCTCCAAAGTGTTACCGCCCGTTCTATGACATCAAGCTGTAGCGGGTGAACATGCTTTTCATCCTCCTTGTCACGAGCTGGTTTGTATGGTAAAACACGGTCAAGTCTTATGTCATCCCAAAATGCTGATGCGTATTGTCTCCATATCCAATGGCTAAACCTGTTCTCTGTCTGCTTTCCGGTCCATCCCTTATAAATATAAAGCTCTTCCGGAATCTTCCTTTCACCGGCGTATTTATGCAATCCTGTCGGGTGAGCTATTGGAACAGGATTTTCACCTTTCTTCCTGAATACTAAAAGATAGTCGGCGCTTGCTACTGTACACTTACTCGAATCGTCAACTATGGTCTTATGGGCGAGAGCCTTTGTCATGGTGCGGTTTCTTACCGCAAGAGGTTCTTTCCAAACACTATACCTTGCTACATACCTGAATCCATATTTCTCATGAAGCCTTATTATGTCACCCGGAAAGTCAATAAGATAATCGCCTTTCCCGGTATTTGTAGCCGGAACATCCATGCAATGAACGCACGTCATCCTCCCCGGCATCGTTACCCTGAAAAGCTCATTCACAAGGAATCCGTATTGTGTGAAAAAATCGTCGTAATCCCTATTGTTAGAGAAATCCCTTTCGCTCGATGAATATTGATACAATCCAGCAAACGGTGGAGAATATACGGAAAGATGTATGCTTGATTCGGGAAGTCCTGGAATAACCTCCATGCAATCCCCGTTATACAGAGCGTACTTGTCGGTAATGACCTGATTCGTTATAGCCACGCTGGAACCTCCATTTTATTCGTGAACGTATTCGACTTGTTTATCCGTATTGAGTTGTTCATTTCATTTACAAGCGAAGTGAACATCTTGTCAGCCGCTTCGGATTTTCTTCTCATGTTATTCTTTATCCCTACTTCACCCTCCGAAGCGATAAGGTCAACAGTAACCGGCCTTTTTTGTCCGAACCTCCAGCATCTCCTGACCTGCTGGTAATATTGTTCATATGAATGGCTTGCAAAGCTTATCACATGGTTACAATGTTGCCAATTTAAACCCCACGCTCCGATCTTCGGCTTGGTTATAAGCTTCTTGATACTGCCATCCGCAAACCCTGAATACGCCTCCTCCTTCTTCTCATCGCTGTCTTTTCCTGAAATCTGTACCGAACCTTTTATCATCTTTTCCATCATATCGCCCTCGTCGTTCATATGGCACCACAAAACGGTTGAATCATCATGCGCGCTAGCAAGTTTTGCGGCATGTTCGCAACGCTCCTTTATTGTCTGCCTCCGTTCAAGTCTCTCTTCGTAAAAATTGGAGGCCGAAAGCGAGAACAGGAAGCCCGGGAGCGGTTTTGAGGATTCGACAATATGCTCATTCTCGATGAGCGGCGGAAGTATGAATCTTGAATCGTCAAACCCCAGGTCTGACGGTCTGCGCATCGCACGCGCCCATGAAGTTATCCACCTCCAAAAAGCAAGCTCGGCGTGACCCTTGAACCTGAACTTATTAGAGCTACCTTGTTGAGACCTCCATTTTGTTTTAGTATCGCTTGTATTCTGGTCGTTCTTAAAAAACATATTAAGCATATCCATGTATCCCAATTCCCCTAGCGCTTCGCTGGATGTCCCAAGCTCGATGTAGTCATTCGGAGCGGCGGTTGCGGTCCATAAAGAGCGGTACTTTATTGTACGCATGAACTCGGTAACCTCGGCTTTGCGCTTCCCGTGAAAATTTTTTATCGCACTTGACTCGTCGCAAGTAACACCTCCGAAATCATCAGGGCTGAAATTATGCAATCGCTCGTAATTTGTTACAATTATCCTTTTTCCTTCAAACTTTCCATCCTTGGATTGCACGGCGTCAATTCCGAACTTATTAGCCTCCTTTACAGTCTGCGATGATACCGCCAAGGGAGTTATATAAAGCGTAGGCTTATTGGTATGCTCGATTATATTCTGCGCCCACACCAGTTGCATCGGAGTCTTTCCAAGCCCGCAATCTGCAAAACATGCAGACCTTCCATGCTCTACCATCCACTCGGTAAGGAATACCTGAAAATCAAAGAGCCAATCAGGCATGAATGTCGGCTTGAATCCTGTCTTTGATCCGTATTGGCTCTTGCTTTCAATAAACTCTTGATACGTCATTCTGTTGCATCCAGATTCTCGATCATGTGTACCACAACCGCCGCAACCTGAATAAGTTCTTTTCGGTAATTTGACATATCACTTTTCCCGTATACCGGAAAGTGGTTTTCGCACACCTCCCGCGCCACCTCTCCAACTTCCTCCATAAGTATCGGAAGCCATTCTATCGGCTCGTGCGATTGCGTACCCCACTTGTCATCCTGCCGCTTTCTTTCTTCGGCTATTTCATCGAATATCATCTGCCCCTCCATATCAGCCCGCTCAGGTCCCGTCTTATCACCATGTCATACTGCTTGACGTCTATCGCTGTTGACTTGTACCCACGCCACGTAAGCCGGTCGCCGTATCTGTAGTGGTCAAGGTACGACCAGCCCCGGTTGTTGTGGATGTGCCGTATCTGCCAGCGCATCAACATGAGCCAGCAGATAAACGCTGTGATGATTATCAAAATGCCCTCCGCTGTACAGTCTGTACAGGCATCAAACGCAAACACGTATAGACGTACTTTCTCACTCCCGAGCGCTTCCGACGCTTCCACGCCCCGTTTTGGCTCTTGTCGCCGAATCACGGCGCTCAAGCTGGACAAGCGCCGTCCTCACATAATCTGACATCCGCGCGGTCGCACCAAACCTGTGCTGCGCGTTGACCATGCACGCTAAATAAAGCTCGTCGTCAATAGTCGCCGATATTTCCCTACTCATGCTCGCATCCTAAAATGGGATATCATCGGCGAATCCGTCTGCCACGGTGGTTGTTTCTGAATCCGATGGTTTGCTGGAGTGGGTATCCCCGCCATGGCCCAATTGGATGCTTGTAGCCCTTATTTTAACCTTCTCATGCTTCACGCCGTCCTTCTCCCAGCGGTCGGTTGAAAGCTCGCCGACAAGGGTTATCTGCTTGCCCTTGACAAGGTACTGACCAAGCGTCTCAGCCATCTTGCCGAACACCGCGACGTCGTAGAAGTACGCCACCATCTCCCATCCGTCTCCGGACTTTTTCGACTGGTTGTTGGCGATGGAGAAGTTGCACACGGCAAGCCCTCCGGCGGTGTATTTTGTCTCTGAATCACGGGTAAGCCGCCCGCCTAAAACCACACTGTTTAGATCGTTCATTCGTTGCCTCCATTGTTTTTCCTTCGCCTTACCCGCTCGGACATCATTTCATCAGCCATAGAGTAAGCCTCTTCTGCCACAACTCTACGTACAGAGTCTTTGTGCATATTGCTTGCCCCAAACGCAAGCATCCCCGTCAGCGCCGCCTTGGCGAACCCGTCCAGCAGGTCGGCGTCGGTGTCGTGTAGCGCGTGCCGCGTCTCACCGAGCTTGATCTCTTCCATTCAGTCCTCCTTGAGCAACGCCCGTTCAAACCATTTCGCTGTAATTTCTTCAGGGGGTGTCTCAAAGTGCATACGCATCTTTGCACCGCATTTCGGACACTTACCCGGACTATAGACACTCCAGTTTTCAGACGACTGTTTTTCGTTTCGTCTCGGTGTATAGAGACACGGCTTACAACCAAACCATGTCCTTGCTTTGGCTTTTCTCTCCATCCCATACTCCTTCTAGTCTGAAAATCATCAGGTATCTATCAAGACAGCGCTGGAATCGAACCAGCGGACGGACAAGCTTCACGGCTACCAAGCGACACAAGAATCGAACTTGAAGGCCTGCCCTGTTCTTTACCACTGAACCATCCTGTGGGTCCTGTCCAGATAGATACCCGTCGGCATAAGCTTTGCTTATGCCGTGTAGTGTCCATCTAACATTGAGTTAAGGCGCAACGCCTACCAATCTTTATCAGGCGTACCAGCCATACGCGTTGTCACCTTGAACTCGTTGTTAGCCATGCCACTGGACATACGGAGCAAAACTTCTTCGCACAACTCCCTGACTTCGTTACTTTCGCTTAAAATACCAACCTGATTGGCGCGAATAATAAGCTGATCTAGTAAATCTTTATTACTCCACTTCTTCACAATTACCTCCAATGGCATTTAGTCGGCCATCCGTGTGAGCCGTTAGGCTTATTCGGTGTGCCGATCCATCTAACATTTGCTTAACCTGCAATGACCTACTGGGCATTGTCAGGTTGAATTACTTGTTGGGCGTTGGAGGCCACGTGGATAAGGCATATACGGATCATAATAGCCATAAGCCCAATACCCTACAACTTCATTATTTCGGCCACGGAATTCTATTTCAGATTCGCAGCCCCCGTCCCACGATATTACTTTACATGTAATTTTTCCGAAATAACACCAGTCTATAAACTTGTTTATGTAGTATCTGATCCGTCTAAAAATCATTCTTGACCTCCAATTTAGTTGCCTATCTGCATAATAAGCGAAGCGGTTATGCTGTATGCAATCCGCCCAACATTGACTTAACTTGCGAGCGCAAGCGAGTCAAGTTGAAGTCGTTGTTAGATGCCGTCCGGGATCACCGGCAGCAACAATCTTTTCACGTAGAAAAATCCGACCAGAGCGTAGAAGTCCAAACGGATGCTTGCAAAATCGCCCGAGTCACCAATAAAGGTGATTTCACTATCGTTGAAATCTACACCGACAGCATTGTCTCTTCCCCAGGATTCGTACTCGGAGTTTTTGTCAATTTTCGTCCATCCGTTTGCCTTGAGAAATCGTCGGATTTTCTGCTTTTCTTCTTTCACGCTATCCTCCCGGACGGCTTGGTGCGCTGTCCGTATTTTGGCTACTGCCGAAATGCGGCAGAGCATCCATCTAACATTTGCTTAACCTGCATCCGTTATGATGTCAGGTCGAAGCAGTTGTTATGCGTTGCTCCAGATAGATTTTTCATCTGGCTTTTTGAAGCTTCCGCACCATCCAGCAATTTTCCCGCAGTCACACTTTACATACCCGCGAAGTGATCCCGGTTTGTCAGAATATCGACCACAGTAAGAACACCGTGCATAGGCTCCTGCGTCGTGTGCATGATTTCCTTTAATCTCTTCCCCTCTCATATAACCTCCGCGCCCTATCGGCGTAATAAGCGAAGCGGTTACGCCGATAGGGCGTCCGCATAACAACGCTTACACCCATCGGTATAAGCTACCCTAACAACGCCCGTGCGCGGTCGATGGAGACTTGTGTCTTTTGGATAGCATCCTTAACCATCTCGTCAGGCTTTTCCCTCGCCCATCCGAGATAATCACGTGCATATTCCACCATTTCCGCCAGCGACGACTCTAGCTCCTTGACCCGCCCATCCATCAGCCACCCAACCAGCTCCCCAAGGTCGGGCGTCACGTGTTCCTTGCCGGGGTGGGCCTTGCGCCATAGGGCTTCTGCGGCCTTGACGCGGGTGTGCTGTAGGTCGAAGAGGGCTTGCAGTTCCGAAATACATCCGTGCATCTCGGCGTTGTCCGACTCAAGGACCGCGATGTAGGCGTCCATCTCGGAGGCGTTGTAATAAGCTATCCCGAATGTATCATCCTTGACTATTTCAGGTTTCTTCATCCCCTACTCCTTCACCGCTTCAATGGCGGCACGGGCACGGTTTGCCGCAAACATGAGCCTCGATGTAGGCGATATATCCGATGTCTTTGGATTGACGTCGCAACACACCACATATCCGAGCGCTTCCATCAACACTCGATCACGTTCCCGCAACCGCCTGACCTCGGCGGCGAGCTGGCTGAACGCCCCTTTCATCGGTCCCATATTACTGGTTACGCCGAGCTGTTCCACTTCCAGTATCTTATCTATGGTCACTTCAATCCCCTCCCCATCTTTACCCTCGCCCCGACGATCTTTCCCGCAAGGTGCGGAAACCTGCTGCACGCCTTCTTCCATCCCATCATGTGGATCATCGTATGGCACACCCGGCAGAGAGCCAGCAGGTTCCAAACCTCAGTTGGGCCTCCGCTACCTTCCGTCACGATATGATGCGCGTCTACCGTTTGCTCTATGGCGCAACATTCGCACATTGGGAATTGCGCCTTGTAGCAATCCATTATCTTCCGCTCAACACTCGTGCGCCTGTGCGTTTTTTTGTAGTAGGTCAATTTTCCACCAGTGTGACGCCGAAATCAGCGGCGACGATATGCGCGCAGTCAATGCACCAGCCGCATTGGATGGTTGTCATATCCCGTTCACTCATGGGCAATGGCTCCCCGTCGATAAGCGAGTAGACCACGTCTCCATTCTCATTTGTCAGATACGGAAGCCCCATGGACATGGCCCGGCGCTTGACGTATAGCTTCACGTCGTCGAAATCGTTTCCCGTCGCCACCGCGATCTGCTGGATATGTCCGTTCAGGTGGTGCGATTGCGACAGGTCACCTGTCGTGCGCTTGCGCGAAGGTGTCGAGATTGTGACATTGTACCGGTCGTCAAACCTTTCAACCCCAGCCTTTATCAACCTTCTTGCGTCCGGAACGGTTTGTCCTGGAAGATCAAAGCATAGCCTGTCTATGCATCCGGTAACGATCCGCTTGGCAAGGTGCAGTTTCAGCTCTGGCATGGGTCAACGTCCATTCCCAGACTGACAGCGTATGATAGTATCGCCGCGTGCGCCGACGCCGGACCAGTCATCCGGTAGCCCTTCCTGACAAGCGGCTTTTCCTCTTCCAACGCATCCGAGACAAGCCCGGATACGGAATCCTGTATTCTCATTGACTCAGCCTCAGCCGCAAGGTCATCCCATGCAATCACGGCTTCACCTTGGCGTGTTCAAGCGCCCTTCTCATCATCTGGATATTCTTCTCGGCTATCACCTTCTCGACGTTTTCGGGATGCTCGAAGGCTCCCGCCGCGATGTAGTCGATCAACGCGGTCTTGAGTTCAGCGTATTCCCGATCTGACCCGCCAACCTTTGACATCTCCTCGCGGCTTGGTCTCATCGTGCCGCAATAGTCCATGTTGGCAAGCGCCCGGCCTATCGCCGACGTCTCCGCGTTCTCGACCCACGCGTCCTTGTTCACGCCCTGACCCTGCTGCTCCATCGCGTACCCCGTCGCCTTCACGGTCCCGGCTATCGATACCGTAGCCTTGAAAGTGGCGAAGGAAGTTACCGACGATGGATCATTGACAAGCTCGGTTGTTATCGACCCGTCAGGATGGTCCGCGTAGAACCGTGTTATCCTGTCCTTGACCTGTTCGTAGTTGTCCAGACTGAATCCCATCATCCCTCCCTACTCGCCGCAACCATCAGCGCCGCCAGAGTGAATCCGAACAATCCGCCCACCGAAAAAACGATGAAGTATATCAATCGACCTCCCCCAATTCCCGCCTATCCCGCTCGTATTCCAGGCACCTCTCCCCGACGTCATCGATCAACGACTGCCTCAGTATGTCCGAAGCGTCGGCCCCGTCAGCGGAAAACCGAATCGTGACTTCCTCAACCTCGTCATCCTCATCCGGTTCCATCGGCAGCACCTCGTACCGCGAAACCTTTGCCTTGCAACCGGGATTGTACTTGTAGTCAACCCACAAAGGATCATCGAACCCGTCAATCTTGATCTCAAGCATCGACGCGCCCCAAAGCTGTCAAAGCATCTGCCGCCGCAGTCACATCAATAAGGTTGCGATCCTGCGCCGATAGATAGCTGAATCTTTTGAGAACACAGATAAGCTCTTCCCTCAAAGCTTTATCATCAGTATTCTCGAACCTATCTGCAAGCCTGATTATTGCCTGATGTGGCATTATCATTGCTCGAACCTCCACAGCGCCCAGACAAACCATATTGTTGACACCACCAAAATGCTGTAGCCCATCGGCGTCAATGCCATCGCCTGACCCTCCAGTTGTTGATTACCGCCGCGCCGATGCCGAACGCGCACACCAGCAGGACGAACACGAACCCGATAAGCTCGATGATGAATGAGATTATCTGCGCTTTCATTTTACCGCCCCCGACATTCTTTCCCGTGAAAGTCTTGCGCGAAGTTTTCTTTGCACGTTCAGGAAAGATTTGACATCATTATCATGGATCTGAGCGTATGCAATTCTTGCCCATTTCTTTAGAGTGGCTTTGTACCACCGCCCAACCCACCCTGTATACCGATTTCGGTACTTCGGAAATAACTTTGCGAGAATCTTTCGCCACCATTTAGAATAGACACTCGACTCACCTTGATTCCACAATCCACGCTTGACCGCCTCATGGTTTGCCATCGCCCGCGCCCTCTTGGCTTGCTTGCCGTTCATTTTCCACCCCGCATGATCCGCGACATCCTTCTGCCCTTCCATGCGGGAGGAATACCGCTTAGATCAATCATGCCTTTCCTGCCGCCAAAACCAACGCCTGCGGACACGATATTTTTGCCGTGTTTTTTTGCCATTGACATGGAAAACATTCGAGCCAATAAAATAGCGATGCTAAACCTGTTCGCATGTGCTTTCATTTCTTCCTAACCTCCACGTATTTTGGGCACCTCTTCCCTACCGTATCCGGCCTCTCCACCAGCTCGCCGTCCTCATCCGCGTTGCAAGCCACAAGCCGCACGCAGTCCAAGCATGATACGCCATGCCATCCCATGCATTTTTTGTAGTCCAGCATCTGACCTCCTTTGATTAACAGATATGCGCCGCGCGGGAGTTGCACCCGCGAGCTGTCGGCGCTTTGTTTTTACTTTGCCGCCTTCTCCATCATGTCGATCAAGGCACCACCCCTTGACTTATGCTCACCGTACGCGATTTCAAGGGCTACCGATTTAAGCACCTTGCCGGTCATGTTGGCAAGCGAATCGGCAACGTCAAGGTCGCCTTTTCCGGATTGCACCAGACGAATCTGGTCTGACATTACTTCCCGCAGTTCCTCGATTGTTAGTTGCTTCATTTTGAAGCCTCCCTAAGCCTAATAATTTCACGCTTAAGCGTAAAACGTAAAACCAAAGCATCGTATAACTCATTTGGGCATGTTTTCGCCGATATTCCATTTCTGTAAAAGAAGGAATAAGCCGCAAATTTATTTATATTACTTTTCCTATACGCTATCTTTTGATCTTTATTTAAAACATTGTGAATTTTATAATATTCCTTGTACCTTTCATTATTAAGTTCTCTCCATTTTTTCGACCGCTCAATAATTTTATTCCTGTTTTTTTTATTCCGTTCCCTTGATTTTTCAGATATCTTCATTTTGTTTTCTTGATAATATTTCTTGATTATATCTTGGTGCGTATCACGGTATATTTTAGCTCTTAGAAGTATTTTATATTTATTATCATCATATTTTTTCTTTTTTTGCTCTTTAATTTTTTCGCTATTAAAATCTCTATATTTCTTATGGCTCAACCTGATATTATCCTTATTTTTTTCATAATATGCCTTCGCATTCTCTCTTTTCTTTTCGATATCCTTATACGGCATAAAACCCCCTTTATATACAATGCGCCGTGCCGGAGTTGAACCGGCGAGCGGGTCAGCGCCTTGCGTCAACCGCGTCCCTGAGAGTGGCGAACGCGAACCACCTGCCGGAAAAGTAGACGTACCACACGCCGTGCTCACGCTTCATGCCAGTCTCATCCCGCTGAGATTGGCCACACGCCGGATCACGTGGTTGTACCCGTAGCGCTCGGCTATCACGCGCGCGCCTTCCTTGACGGCCTCACGTTCCAGACGGGATTCAAGACGGGCGATCTCCCTGCGGCGTTCCTTGGTCAGTGTCATCTTGTCCTCCATTTCCATAATTCTACACCCTATTATCGATCCTGTAAACAGAAATCTTAACTATTTTTTATCTTTTTTGGTCGTCCGCCCTTCTTCCCATTCTCGGCTGATGCCTTGCGCTTGGCGGCTGACTTTGACGCGCCGCCTTTTTTGCCGAGGGCGGCTGCGGCTTGGGATATGTCGGTCAAATATTTACCCACTTATCAAGTCCGCGCTTGACTGCAACAGTGGTCACAGAAAATTCATCCATTGGCATGCCGACTTCTATCGTTCCGCCTACGCTCTGCTGATACATTTTTGACGCGGCAGTCTTAGCCGCCTTGAGAGTCTTTGCACTGGTTTCGTGCCATTTGCTGTCGCCGGTCTTGCTGGTTACTACGTACTCTCCTACTTGCATTATGTCCTCCTTAACCTTGATACGAGTGCACACCAGTCGGTTTGAGTATTTCATAAGTAAGCCTTGGCCTCTTCGCTTGCGCACCATCTTTCCCAGAGGTGCCCGATGTCAGTCTCTTCTCCATCCTCATCAAAAGCCACACCACCAACGCCTGATGCGTATTCCACTTCGGCTTTTATCCCCTGATTTTCGAGCCATTTCGCGTAACCGTTCGCGGCCTCTCGCTCATCAGCCCAACCGTCGCCCATGTTTGCGCTAAGAATCTTTACGAATACTACCATTTTATCCCTCCTGGTCTCGCTCGGTTGCCTTACTGCAACCATGATTATAGTATAGACCCAAGCGATTAGGTTGTCAAGCGATTATTGCATTATTTTTGATTATTTTTAGACAAAAAGAAGCCCCACCCGACGGAGGAGGAGGCCGTCAGGCGGGGCGGAACGTTTGCGTAAATAGACTAAAATGACAATTAGTTCATAAATACTGTCAAAAGTGACAGTTGACTGACGATTATCTGACGATTATGGTGATACCTTCAACGATTGCGGCCACGCCAAGGGCGACCAAGCCATATTTAGCGAGCGTCAAGGATCGTGATTGCCTCGCGTATAAGGACTCCAATTCCCTCAACGCCAGCCCCATCGCTTCGTAGGCGCTCTCTCTCTCTTGCGTCAAGCTCTCGCGCTCGGCGATCCCTTGCTCTCTGCCGCTCAAGGCTAATTCGGTCGCTCTCAAGCTGTCCTCTCGCCTCTTCAAGTCCGCTTCGTTCTCTTTCGATAGCGCGTCTTTCAAGGTCAAGTCTTCCTCCCTCTGCGCCAAGCTCTGACTCAAGTCGTCCAATAGTGATAGCGCCTGCGTCAACTTCTCCCTGGCGGCTGGAATATCCTGCGCCCTCACCGACACGATAGCCAAGAGTAAAAGCACCGATAGACAGAGCGCACGCAACGGCAATAGCGGGTTTTGACGGCACATCACGCCTCCAAGTATTTACGGTAGGCTGACGGCTCATGCTTCTTGGTTGACGGCCACGACCACGGCCCGATAAGCTTTTGCCTGCCAACATGCTCATAACCCAATGGCGGAAGCATGCCGACAATATCGCCCCGGACAAGCACGCGGGTCATCCCGTCGAAACGGCCCTTCACCGGGCAAGGCATCCATAGAACCTTCGGACCCCCGAAAGTTATCGTCCGTGGATATACCCCGTGGGTGAAAAGGAAATCCTCATGCGCGAATGTGGCAAGAGCCGCGCCGTGTGAGTATCCGACTATCTCAAGCCCTTCGTAATCCTTGACAAGATCGGCGATGGTATCGCGGCATGACTTCCATGCTTTCAAAAAGCCGGAATGTACGTACCACGGAAAGTCCATCCGCTTGTACGGCATGGCCGGGAAGTTGAAATTATTGATCCAATCCCTATCGGAAGCCGAGCATTGAAAGAATAGTCGCCCAACCTTCCCCGGCGCGTCCTCGACACGGTACTGCACGTCATCGCCGGTTGTATGCCACGGTCCATGTGTGACATGGTAAAAAGCCTGATCGTAGGTCAATTGACATCCTCCGCGTACATTAGTGAGATGGCGTCGGCGTGTTCCGAGTTGACATTCTTTACCAAGGATTTGATCTTGTCCATCGTCTCTTCGGGTATGCCCGTCCGCTCGATCAGATAGAACCCGTAACGTAGATCGGATTTGATATGGTCAACGCTCATGATGTTATCTCCGCCTCCATGTCTATATCGTGGCTTGTGCTTGGAACCTTCAGCCGCAAAAGGGCGCATCCCATCCCGCCGGGCGTCAGGAATCTCTCCTCCGGGTACGCGTTGCGGTAAGAATCCTTCTCGCCCATGTCCCGCTGGATGAAAGAATCCTGATACCCGCCCGTTATGATCGACCTTTTCCGCTTGCGGATGATCCTTCCCATCGCGTTGGGATAGATGGTCCACGGGGTTTGGTCGATGATCTGCGTGTGGGTGTGGCCGAGCCAGTAAAGGTCAGCGACGAAGGTGGTGTGCAATCTTTGGATGTTTATTGTTCCCTTTGTGACCGGAGCCGCGCCGCCCTTCCCATGCTCCCGGTAGATGTCGAATGACCGGGTATCCTTCCCACCCCTCCCGACGAAACGCAGACGGATGAAGCCCTGATAGCCGCCGCGCTTGATCGGCGGGAGTTTCCTGTCACGCTTCAACGTCAGTTCGCGCACAAGCATTTTGACAAGATCCACATGGTCATATTTTACGATTGACGCCTCATGGTTGCCGATGCCGATGAATGCGATGCTGTCGGCGTATGGCGTCAGGAGTTCCAGCACGTGGTCAAGCCGCGCATTGATCTGCGCGTCATCGTCAAAGCCGTCGTTTCCGCGTGTGTAGCGCTTCCGGTCGGTCGGAAGTATCGCGTCGAACAAGTCGCCATTGAAGAGGAATTGAGCACCCAAAGCCCTATACTTCTCGGCATCCTTGACGAATTGCGTTTTGTCGAAAGTGTCGGAATCAGCGTGAAGGTCGGAGAACAGGGCGAACGAATAATCCTTCTCTTTGTCGGAATCGTATCTCATCTCTTGGTAATCCATATTCCCCCAATATTACCGATCAAGCATAAACTGTCTAATTTCCGTATAATCCAGCTGAATATACCCGAACGGTAATACCCGCCACGGTATAACGTGGTTTTATACCCGATCGGTTATTTCAGCCCCTCGTTGAAAAACTTGCCTTTTACCCCGTTGTCGGCCACGTTGCCAAGTATGTACATTGACGCCAATGCTACAATCGCCGTGAAGGCCGGACCCTCCGAACCGGCCTTGAAGAAAACCGCGCTGATTATGTATACGCCCATAATGCTGATAAGGCTGTATACAAACGCCCTTCCCTTTGTCACTTTCATTATGCACCCAACTGGAAATGCGGGCAATCCCATCCCAAGCGACCGTCCTTCGCGCCCCAGCGTCCACCCCATACAAGCCCGTAGGACTCGCCGATGTTTCCGATCAGTTCCCATGTGTGCTTTGGCGCGGTCCACCACAGAGTGCCCAAAGCCGTCAATGGAACAATATCAAGCGCCTCGCCGGTGAGGTGTTTTGAGTTCAGCGTGTAGGTGACAATCCGGTTCTCGCTTTCCTTGAGCATGTAGAGGTACGCCGATTTTCTCTTGGCGTTGACAGCCTCAAGCGGTTCCCGTCCCTGCGCGTAGTATGCTATCTGCGTCGCCTTCGTCCTTAGTGTTTCGATGATGGAGAACGGTATCTCCGCCTCAGTCAATTCAGCCGTAAACGCTTTTGCTATCGGTCGCAACCGGTCGCAAAGGTCATCGAGTGATCTACTCATGGGACAGCTTCCTTTCAATCCGTTCCAACGCTCCCAAGACGTGCTTCATGTCTGTCCTCAGCTCGGCAAGGTCCACATCGGTGCAACTGCTTGCCTTTTCCAGCACCTCGATCTTGGCATACGCGGCGTCCATGTCCCGGCGGAGTTGCGAGATGTCAGCCTGACGCTTGCCCTGATCCATAATGTATGCCCTCCGTTGGTTGTAGAAGCCGTAGATTGTGATAAGGCCGATGATGATAGAAAACCACGGAAGAAGTGCTGTAGGGTCGGTCATGAATTGTAGCCTCCGGATGATTGCTCAACTTGTTCGAAGTGAAATCCTTGGTTCCAATAACCACCGGCGCTATGGTATATTCCACGGAGGTTTCTTGATACAGATAGCTTGTTTAGTTTCATTTTATTGCAACACTCCTTAATGGAATTGAATACCTCCCCGGTTTCTTTGCACCTTATCGTCTTTCTTGTTTTCTGGTTCATTCTGTTTTTGTTGCTATTTATTTTAGCCAATATTCTTAACTTTTCTTTTTGCAATTCACTCAGTGGCCCAAGTTTTAATCCAGTATTCCATGGGATTTGTCCTTTGCGCCCCATGCTCATTTTTAACTTTGATACGGTGCTATATTCTTTTTTTAGCTCGCCGCCAGTAGTTGAATTATACCCATTGTGGTATGAATCAAAATATCTGATCCAGAATATTTCCCTTTTTTCCAGTTCTCCTTCATCGCAATATTCCAAAACATCCCATGCAAAATTTTCTTTACCGTGTTTTTTAATTGCGTTGTAAAACATGTTATTTCTATTTGTGCATTTACTTGTCCTTACGTGGTTGCTAATCCTGTGAGCCAGACCCTTTGTTGTCAATCCTATATACACTTTCCCGTTTGCCAGACAGGTGCATTTATATATTAAGTTTTCCATCAACTATTATACCCGCCATCACTTGTATCGGCGCATGCGTTTGCGGTACCTGAGTCTGCATACGAAGTAACATATGAAGTTGAGTCGCCGGAAGATTTGCATTGCTGAACTGATCTGCAATCTAGGTATCCTTGTTTTGTTCCAGATATCGTAGTGTTTGATAGAGTCGAGCATACGGATATTCTCTTGCATGCGACAAAAGAATATATATTTGAAGAGTCAGTTATGTTATCCGAACTAGAGCAAGCCGCCATGTTTTCGCATGACGTAAACCCCTGTATATGCGCATTTGATCCCGATGTTTCATTGTCTTTCAAGCTACACGAAGAAACATTATTACATATATAGAATGCTAGAATCAACCCGCCTGCGCCAGCTGTTGAATTTCCAATTACCGAGCACGCAGATAAATTAGTGCAATTTTGAAAACCGTATATAGGAGAGTTTGTATCAGATGACGTATTAGATGAAGTAGAGCACATTGTTATATTATCGCACGAAAGAAACCCGACAAGGCTTGATGCTGTTCCTGAATTTCCTACTTTATTGCCGTCTACAGTACATGAAGATATATCAAGTGCCCTATAGAAAATATAGAAAAATGTTACCCCATTTGTACCTTGCAGACTGTAATTTGTTATACTTATATTCTTCAATGTTCCAATATTTTTACCATCTATTATATACATATTATTTATAGCACTAGTACCAGCAGTATCGAAGGTTATATTTGATCCATCACCATCAACTTTAAGATCGCTGACAATGGCACCTGTTGCCGTCGTGAAATCTATTAATGTTTTGACACTTGAGTTTTTAGGTTTTAGCGCAGTGCTATTACCTACGCCTCTTAAAATAACATTTGATTTCATAGTTATTGTAGCACTGGCAATCATAGCACCATTCGTCAGCTGTACCGTTCCGCCTCCAAACGTGTTTGACACATAGTCAATAGCCGCCTGGATCTGCACGTCATCGTCAACGCCGTCGCACTTGTAGTCATATGTCCCGTCATACTCACTTGACGCAACGGTAACTATATTGGATCGGTTGACTCTCCGCTTGGGGCTTCCTCCTGTGGCGATCCGTGTTTCATAGAGTGTGGTTTTTGCCCAATTATCCTCGACATCTCGCAGGATAAGAGTAGTAGAGCCGATGTCGCCAGCGCTGCGCTCAACGTCAACCGCGAAACATTCAACCACCGTGTCGATGTACTCATTTGTGTCAGCCTCCCCTACTTTCAGATTGTACCAGTCGCCCACGGAATACCACGGGCATGACCCGGGTATCGAAAGAGCGTACATGTGCTTCTTCTTTCCCAATGCCTTATACCAGTAATCTGCAATTTTTGCACATTGCGTGCCGTCCACAATGTATTCGTTGCCGATCTCGAATACGGTCTCGCCGTTGCGCCGGATGTCATCGTCACGCTTGAGGGAGTCGTGGATAAGCTCGCCAGCCTCACCGGAATACTGTATTGTCCTGAACCCGTTCAGCGTAGCCTCTGTCAGATATACATTGTACCCACGTCCATTGTACAGCGTCAGTATAGCCCTATCCGGGTATGTGGTTGTATCTACTATTTCAGTGAGCTGGTTGTAGGCTGAATTATTTCCGCTTGTATCCTGCGACCTTTCCGCAAATGTTATTCCCGAGACGGATAGTATTTTTATATCCTTCTTTGCTGGAGCTTTCAGGTTAAGCATCAGCGATAGAATATCGGCAGAGTTTAGGTCGTTTATAAGTTCGCCGAACGGAGTGTTGTATACCGGAGTCTTTGTTCCGTCGTCAGCTACCGATATACCTGTTCCAAACGGAGTTCTTGGTGTCAGCAGTTGCGCCATCAGTTTTCCTCGTATTTCATTTCTACGGTATTGGCACCGGATATTGTAAGGTAGTTCCCATTGAGTATAGGTTGCTTGACCTTTGACCCAGAATCGGTAAGGAATATCCCTGCGCCCTCAGCTGTCCATAGTTGCTTCTCAGCCGTTTCCTTAACAATAATAACACCGTGGACCTTTATTGCGTTCGCGCCCTTAACGTCAAGGCTTGTAGCCACGCCCCCGAAGTCCTCGACGTCCCCAAGGTTTTCCATGTCGGCCGAGTTGTACCTGACGCGGAATTGCAACACCCCGTCGGGACTCATGCCGTTGTATGCCGCAATCGAGGCGTCGCCTATCTTCTTCATCGCGTCCCATGCCGTGTTGCCTTTTTCCACAAGCGCGTAGGGATGCTCGATGTCAACAGCGTCCGCGTCGATTGCAACGCTGTCATACAGCCCTGCGGTGTAGGAATCGGCGCCGATAACCCCGGCGGCCCCGTCATTGGCGTTGACGATATTCCAATCAACCGGATCAATCCCACGGGTCAACATGAAGCCGTCGGCGTAGAAGGTGGAAGTGGCAACCGCGTAGATTGTAACTCTCAGCCCGACACAAGAGGATGAAAGTATGGTGCGCGACACGTTGACGCGGGTGAAACGGTCGATGTCAGTCCCGCATACCGTCTGGCTTGCCGCGCCTATGATGGTTCCGGCCCCATCGGTCTCCTCGATCATTATCTTGACTGCCGACGCGGTTCCCTGCCGGATGTACGCGGAGAAGTTGAACACGTCATCCACGTCTATCTTGTCAACCCCGGAGAAGGTGATTCTCTGCGTGACCTTGTCGCCGATGGTGTCAGCGATGCACTTCATCGAGTAGGTGCCAAACTGCGCGTAGGTGTTCGACCGCTCAAACGTCGCCATTCCCGTGTTGGTCCACGAGTTCGCGATGGTCGCGTTTTCAATCGACGAGTTGCCGATATAGTTCCTGATCTCTTTTTTTGTCACGAGTCTTGCGATCGAATGGTACAGCGAATCGCTTTCGTTCGCCGGGTCTGACAGGTCGTATGAGTCGAACCCGTAGGCACGGCGCAGTTTTGTCTCGCCAAGCTCTGATATTCCGTCCTCGATGTCGATGGTAGCCTCACCGTACAGATGGTTTGGCGACGAGCGGCGGAAAGCGCCGGGGGTGGTTCGGCCGATGAAAAGAGGTTCGGGCATGGTGTCTGTCAGTTCGGAAAGGTCTCCTATATATATCCAGTCAATCTCGGCTATCGTGTCCGATGATGCGCCAAGGTCGATACGCACCCTGTCCGCTGTCGCCAGTGCCGGGATAGTGACAGTATCTATAGCCCACATCCCGGGAGTTGAAGCGGCAAAATTAGTGAGTGGCAGTTGCTTAAGATCACCATATACCGCATCGTATACGAATATTATTGAATCCCATGTGGTACCTGATATTTTCCTTGCCTTTATGCGTATTTTTTTTGTTGTGAGAGACGCCGTTGTAAATACTTTGAGCAATTGCGGGTCAACTCCTGTCGATGTAAGTCTTACCACCCCGTATGCGTATGAAAGTGTCATGCGGGCTGCAATCCACCCATCAGATGATGCCCATGCATCATCCAAATAGACCGGAGTGCCGTTCGGTATATCATTGACCGATCCAGAACGCTTATATCTTGACTCTATCTCCACCCCGACCCGGTTCTGCAAATACTTCTGTGTCCCGTTGTACCTGCCCTGGAACGGGTCAAACGCGTCGTATTGGTCATCCGAAAATTGCCCATTGACATTGTAAAGCGTCATGCTTGCCGTGTTCGCCCCGGCGCTTCCGGTCATCGGGTTCTCGACCGACTTTGACAGGCTGAACGACTTGACCCCGCGCGTGTCGGTCGGCGTGTGGACAACGGGGATGCGGATGCGCTCTCGGCCAAGGGTCGTCCCGTTGAAGTCAAATATTATCTGCCGGTCAGCTTGATAGGTTTTATATTCACCCGTCGTAAGCGTCTCGTCGAGTTCGTGGATTATCCAATAGGATGATTCGGCGTCAGTTGCCAAAAATAAAGAAACGGTATTGAGCGGGATGGAATCACCGGCGCCGGGGACGTTCTGGGAGTTGGCATACACCACACCGTTGACCGTGCAATAGAAGCCTTTCAGCTTTGCGAGGTTATCAAAAAAACAACGGACGTATATCCACTTTTGCAATGAAACGCTCGATGTAAACGCCGGACTTGTAGAAATAAGATTATTCACGCCGCCAACGGTGGTAGAAAAACTGAATACGTCATTAGACGCTGAATAATACATACTGCATGCGTCAGTAAGGCTTGGGATATTGAATATATCTTGTGCGCTTGCCACATCATACGCGAACTCCGGCTTGAACCATCCCTCTATTATGAACCGTTGCGGAAGTGTGTAGGCATACGTCAGGTCGGTACTTGCTCCGCATTGCATCCGGTACGTTCCGCGCATGTTTATGGTTATATCATTTTTGATATACGAAACCCCAGCAGAGGTGAGCGCCGGAAGCACCCGCCCGCGAGGGTTGATGTAGAAGTTGAAATCGTGATTAAAGTTTGTCCGCATGTCGTCTTTCCACGACTGCGGGATATATTTCAGCGCCATCTAGTATCCCCTCGATGCTTGCGCGAGACCGGACATGGCAAGCGACTTTACTTGACGCTCGGCTATCACCGATCCGCCGATGTTGAATATCTGCGTTACGCCTCCACCCATGCCGCCCATCTTATCAAGCGGGATCACGGCCTCCGGTTTTCCAGCCTCGCCTATCCTCGCAAGTGTGCCTCCGGGTGTGGGCATGACTATGCCGCCCTCGGCGAGAGGGATTGCCCGTATCGCACCGGCCGCCGCGTATGCCGCCGCAACCTGGCCAAGAGCCGCACCGGCCTCGGCAAGCGCCGCGAAGTTTCCACCAAGGGCCTTGGCCATTGCGATTCCGGCGATTATCTCGGCCTCGTGAGCCATCGCCTCGACAACTCCGGCAATCGCGTTCAACCCGGCCTTTCCGAAGGCTTTCCAGCCGTCCTCGCCGGTCATGAGCGCCGACCCCAGAGCCTCGGCCATTGAAGTGTAGCCGGATATTGCCGCCGATCTCATGGCTTCCTGCGCGGCTGTAAGTTCAGTCACCTTGCCGATAAGCGGGTCGATGGCCTCGATAGCCATGCGCATGTCTTCGGTCATTCCGACAAATGGAGACTTCTCGCCTTCTGTAAGATCGTACATATTGGCAAGCTCGGTGTTCAGCCCTCCGAATGCCTCGGTCGCAAGCTCGGTCAATCCACCGGCAAGTTGTTTCGCAAGAGCGAACTCTATTTTCATGGCTTCGTTGTTTTCGAGCAAAGCGCGAGAGTTTTCTATTATTGCCAAAGTCGCAAGTTCTGCCTGCGTGCTTGCCTCAGCCGTTGCAGTTGCGGCATCGGAAGTGCGCATATTTGATTCTTGCCTTGCCCTTGTCCTCGCATTTTCTGCTTTCTCATTATTTATTACAATCTGAAGTTCTTTCTTTTTTGCGTCAATTGCCAGTTGCGTATAGTCAACATTATTCCTTATAACATGACCCATATTCTCAAGATTTGATATCTGGTCACGTATCGATTGTTTTGCGCTTGCATAATCAACATCCGAGCCACCCCCAAGAGCGGCCATTGAATTGCGTGCGTTAGCCATGTCAGACGCCATCTTGGAGAACATCTCTGTCATGGCGTTCTGCACTGGTTTGATGGTGTCCGCAACCATCGAACCCATCTCCTCTTTCAGGTCGCCGAACGCGTTTGTCAGCGATATCTTTCCGCCAGCCGCGCTTCCCCCAACCGCCTCGGCCATGCCCTTGTATTGCTCGGCTATTACCTTTATCGCGTCGCCATTCTTGAGCTGTTCGGTGGTGAGCGCCTTGACTGCGGAGTTTTGCCGACCAAGTACGCCGACGTTGCCCTGAAGGGTGGAATTGAGTTGCTTGACAGCCGTGTCAAGGTCGATTCCGGTAGCCGACGCGTAGTCAGCCGCCGCGCTTATCAGCTCCTTGATCTGGTCCTCTGATTTGCCCATGGCGGCGAGGTTGCCCATTATCGCAACGGTCCCTTCGTCGCCGTAGATTGAGACCTTCTGCAACTCGCTTGCATACGCCTTGAGCCGCTGTCCACCAGCCGCGCTTATTGTCCCCGAGTCCTTTATGGCTTGGTTGAAAACTATACCGGCCTGCTCGGCGACTCCCCATGCATCATAGAGTTCACCGGCGAACTTTGCGATCTTTGAGAGTTCACCCGCCACCATCTTTCCGGCGGCTATCGGACCCTGCATGACGTCGCGCATGGCGGCGAAAGTTTTTGACAGCGAAGTGTTCTGGTCGGCCGTCGCCTTGGTCTGGCGCTCGTACTGCTTGAGCTTGCCGACGGCGTCGGCGACTTCGGCCTTTATCTGTAACCGTAGCTCCTCAGTTGTCGCCAATTGGTTTCTCCTTAGCTATGGCTTCCTTGACAGCCTTTCTCAGAATGGCGCGAATCTTCTGCCATGCCGCCTTGCGTCCCTTGCTGAAATAAGGATGCGCGAACCGTCGCCTCGACCCGTACTCAGCCGCCGCCGCGTATGGTGATTTTATCCACACCTCGCCGATAGGATCCGCATTTGTCGCAAGCTTGAACTTCAAATCCTCTTTGATATGGATTCCGTCAGGGGTTGGATCATACGGCGCGTTCAGCACGGCTATACGGTATGCGGTATTTACTCCGATATTAACGACGTCAAGCTTGATGTCATCAGGTATATGGCTGTATCCGAACTTGCCTATCGAGCCGCCGACTTTCATGGTCAACAGTCTTGTAGCCATGCTATTTCCTCCGACTCCACAGGATGTCAAACACGTTCAGCACTTCCATCTGGGCTATGGTCATGTCCCGCCAGTCTGTCCGCGGTAGCCCGTGTTTCTGGCAACGCTTCCACCATCGGAGAGCCACAAAAAATCCGTTGGTCATGTAGGACGGGACATCGACAAGCTTGATTTCCTCAAAGCGATAGTTTCCAACAGGATCAAGCAACGGGACCAACAGCCATTCATCCTTGTTAGCCCTTGAATAAGCCTGCAAAGTTTCTGCTATTGTCCCGTGCCTGTAGACCGCGCCTCCGGCCCACAGACCGAAGGCGCGTGCTAGTTTTTTGGGTCCACCTCGGACGCTTCCTTGATGTGCACTGCGACGTCGAGCATCATGTCACGTAGTTTTTTATTGCCACGGATCGCAAGGAACTCATCCGGCGTCTTTATTTCCTTGCCGTTTATCTTACAATTTTCGATCGATTCAACCCCACGCCTGAACGCTTCCTGGAAATTGGTTTTCATGGCGATCCGCGTGCCTTTGGAAAATGCCTCGTAGTATTCGATCTCGTCCTGGTCCTTGACGGTCAGGAACCGGAGATTGAATACCACGTCTGAGTTTTCTGGTATGTACCTTTCGGTGTCGTTTATATTGATGTCCATGATTCCCCCTTGATTTTATGCTAGGTCGTTTTCGGCAGGTGGGTCATCGAAAGATTGGCCGTGAAGGTGGATTTCCCGGTGGGCGATGAACCGATCTGTGAGCCGGTGAGGTATCCCTTTACGGTTATTTTCTTTCCGCCGTCGTAGATTCTAAGAGTCCTTGACGCGGGAGTCGTGCAAGAGAATCCGTTCCACAGAGCAAGCTGGGTGGAATCGGTAAGGTCCAGTCCGCCGCCAAAGTCCAGGGTGTACGAAGGTATCCCCGGGATAACCTTGGTGATCTTGTCACCGAATCCCGTGGTATCGATCATGGCCCTTGATGGTGCCATCGAGTAGGAATCAAGATATGGTATCTTGGTGCAGGTACCCGTCGCTATCGAGATTTGATCATTGGTGCAGGTGCAGGTCGCGCCCGTGACAATCTTGATGATGACATCGAATCCGGTTGCTACGCTCATAGGTATCTCCTTGTGAAAGTCTCGACTGTATCCACCACGCCCTTGACGTATGCCCTTTGCTCTGACATCGCGCGGATGTTGTGGTCCAGTTCGGTATATTGATTCTTGACAGCGGATTTCATCGCGTCAAGATACGCCCGTCCGTTATCCTCGTAGCTGTAGGTCGGGCAGGTGTCCATGAGGTATGACCCGTCCGCTATTCTAAGCGATATTCCCAGGGCGGTGAGGTAGCCCATCATCCAGAGGAACATCATCTTCCGTCCCGGTTCCTCGTCGGAGTTGAAGTCAATCCCGTATATCTCGATTTCCTTGAACCCTTCCATGTGCGCGAAGGCCAGCATCATCACCATCGTGCCGTTGAACCGCCGGCCGTATTTTGAGACAAGTTTCTCGATTGGGAATCGCACGCTCTTTGGCACTTCCTTTGATGCCTCTTTCATGTAGATCGTGCAATTAATTTTGTTCAATAATTCAGGTCCATAGACTCCGTCATGCAATTCAAAGCACGCGTCTACCCTTGGAAGTTCCTGCCCGACGCTTGCTGTTGACCATATCACCGCGTCCGATTTGTATGGGGCACGGTCTTTCGTAACTCCACCGCCTACGATAACAAGTTTCTTCAACGTGTATACTCCACTTCCCAATAGATTATTCCGTGATACCACTGTTCATCCGCATCCCTCATGACCATCGGACCATCGGCAAAAGAGGTTGTAACCACAAGCCCGGTGTCAAGCGTTCCCTTGAATCCGTGAAGCGCCGTAACAAGAAGATTGCCGATAGCAAGGCAGTTCGCCGCGCTCTTGGAAAATACGTCTATCTGTATTGTCGGTTGCGCAGTCACCTTGTCGGAGAACTCCACCGGATCATTGGAAGGTGTTATGATCTGGTAGCGGATGAAGTCGGTTTCCAACAGGTCGGGAGCGGCGAACGGGTAGACATCGGTGCCGACGTATGCCGCTATCGAGTTTTGGGAGGTTATGAAATTATAGAGTGCGTTCTCAATCGTCGCCATTATTTCGACTCCACCGCGATGATCTGCAACTCACGTTTCCGCTCATCCGGGTTTATCACGGCAGTGAACCGGAAGCGGCGCCCCTCGAATATCCCGATGTTCGCCGTCGTCAGGTTCTTGATGTACCGCATGGTGATCTTATGCGTGAGTACGTTCGATGTTCCGCCAAGCCCCTGATATTCCTTGCCGCTCATCGGAGATATTTCACAAGGAAAAGTACCTAGCAAAGTCAATGTCTCGGTTGAAGGGACACCGCCGGATAGTTTGACATCGTAGATTGAAAGCCTGTGCCGCAAGCGTCCTGACCTCATACCGCGAATACCTTGTCAATCGAGAGAAGCGACTTGACTCCCCACGGAACTGTGAACGATTGCATCCTGTCGGTGTCCTCTCGGTTCTCGTACAGCTCTCCGACCAGCATCATCATCGCGTGCTTGACCCTGTTGGGAACGGTTGACGCAAGCGCACCACACCCGGCGGTATAGGTGATCTTGATTCCGGCGAGTTCGCGGAGATTGTCGGACGGCCATGAGTATCCGTAGGCTGGAGACAGGCGCCCGACAAAACCGGAAGCGTCAAGCTGGTATTCCGATGCGCTCCACGTGGATGTTGTCCCGTCGGAAAGTGTTGATGTTATCGATGATATGGCAATCGCTGGAGGCATCGGAAGTTCTATGACATCGGCGTCAGGCCACTCGTCAAGCGTCAGTTCATAGGTGCGTGTTATGTATGACCTGTTCTGGTACTCTTCGCAGATTTCCCGCGCGGTAGTGATAAGCGATCCGATATAGGTATCGTCTGCGGTCATGTAATTACCGGTTACTACCGACGCGCCGAAGTCTATCCCGGCGACCGCGATGGTTGCGACAAGTCGGATATATTGCTTGATTCCGGTATACTGTTTTTCAAATGTTCCAGAGGCAACAATCTGCGTGAAGGTTCCGCCGGTCCAGTCGGTGAAAGTGATATTGTTGGCTGATTCCTGGATCTTGCAATCAAGGGTACCGCCGGCCCCGACAGCGCCGACACTGATCTGCATCAAAGCCGATTTATTGAGCACGTCAACACCCGTCCCGACAATGCCGAACAGCGGAGTTACCGCGTAGGCATCCGGGGCGAGGGCCTGCACGCTTGCCACTTCATCGGCAAACGTTCCGGTGTCAAGACGAAGATGGGCCTTCGCCTCCGCGATGCTGACAGGTTCTATTGTCGGTTGCACGCTGATTTGAAGGCCCATCTTGTCCCCTTTATATCTCGTCGTAGACTACGGTTATCGCCCACGTGAGCGCAGCCGCGTTGGTCTTTGTGATCAGAAGGTCGTCATCAGATCTGAGATAATCCGGAAGGTATGGCCGATATACGTAATCGGTCAGACCGTTCATCGCCTTCGTGTCAAGCACGACGTCGAACCGTTGATCAATACCTGAATCGATCTTGGTTACAAAGTCCTCCGCCGCACTCGCCGCGCTCAGATGAAGCCTTACCTGATGCACCTGTATCTCTTCGGGAGCTATGGCTCCGAACCGGCCAATATCCTGCCTGCACCTGACATTGATCGGTCCCTGCCCATCGACCGCATAGTATTTCATGGCGGCCCCCTTAGAGCTGGATACAGCGCATCCACTCCACAAGCCCCGTTTTCTCTGCGGCGGCTCCGGCGGCAAGCTGTAGGGTCGGTGCAAGTACCACTGTCGGATACCCGGCACCAATCGACGTCACGAGCGCACCGTTGTGGTAGTAGAACAATGTAGCTCCGTCCCAGTAGATTTCATATATCGCCTTCGACGTTCCCATCGCTATGGCAGACGCAACAGCCGATACGGTCCCGGTCTTTTCAGCCGCACCATATATGGTTGTCACTCCGTCCAGCTTGTAGAAATATATTCCGTCATCCACCACGTCGAGTGCATGGGTAGCTATCGGGGTGGTATCCTTCGTGGTGAGCCCGACGAAGAAGTCGGATTGCGTCGCGTCGGATATTGAAACCTTTGCCCCGAAATACAACGGATGACCTGATGCAAGCTGGAACGGAGTCCCGACGGTCTGCAGTACGCATCCGTCATTCTCGTTCTGCGCCGTGGTGATAAGGCACCTGTCGCCTGCCGTTATCGCCTGCGTGAAAAGCGAGGTCCCCGCGCCGACGTCAACATAGGTGACGGTGAACTCTTTCGCCGTGGTGAAGTCGGACCCGTAGCGCATTTCCCACGAGCGCACATCAGGCCCGATTGCCCGCACCCAACGGTGTTCGTAATCATCGTAATAGACTTGGGTGGAGCCTATCCATTTGCTCATCAAGCTCATTTCGGCCCTCCCTTATACGATCTGGATGCAACGCATCCAGTCCACTTTGCAGGTTTCCGCGAGTCCGCCAGCGCTCGATTGCAACACGATTGCCGGAGCCATGACGACCGTCGGAATGTAGGTCGTGTGAGTCGCCACAAGCGCACGGTCAATGTAGAACTTGATGTTCCCGTAGCCGTCGTAGTAGAACTCCAATACGTGCGCGTTGGTATCCCGAGCGACCGACGTCAGCGTGTTGACTTCGTTGGCATGGATTTCATTATACGCGGTGAAGGTAGCCGCCGACATGGAGATTATGCCTACTGCAGACCCCGCTGTTGCCATGACATGCGCGGCAACCAATGATGTATCGGTCGATCCAAGCCCGACGAACAGGTCTGACCCAGCCGCCGTTCCGAGAGTGACTTTCGCCCCGAAATAAAGCGGCTTGTTGCTTGCTAGCTGGAACGGGGTTCCGACAAGCTGCAGGTTATTCCCGTTGTTCTCGGCTGCCGCCGTGGTCATGAGCGCCCGGCATCCCGCCGTCACTCCCTGCACGACAGTCGATGCTCCGACCGCCGTATTAGTGAACTCTATACCAGTGGTAAAGTCCGCACCGTAGCGCAGCTCCCATTTTCGCACGTCTCGGCCTATCGCGTCGATCCAGGAATCCTCGCTGGCCTCGTCGTGGAAAACAAGATTCGCTCCGGTCGCGCCGTTTACCCATTTGCTTTCAGGCGCTCCCATGTTTCATCCCTTTCGGGCTTTTGGCCCGTTCTGTTTTCGGTGCTTCTTCACGCACCTTTTCCGCCAATCCTGAGGCGATCCACTTGGCATCGCTGGCCTCGCCCCTGTCCAGGATGTCCCCCGCCTCGAAACCGAGACGGGGGACGAGTAGCCTTACGGCCATCTAGCTAAGGACCGTAGCGGACTGGGGTTCGGCATAGCGCGAACCTGACATGATACCGACCGCGCATCCGGGAGTAGTGGTTGCCGCACCGGAGGCGACAAGCCCGATGAAGTTGTATCCGTCGGGGATTTCAGCCGCGTCAATGGAGATGACGTAGAAGCTATTTGTCACCGAATCATTGGAAGCGGCGAAACCGGCTGTAGTCGCGGCGGCGCGTGCGGCGAGCGTGTCGGTTGAGGCAGTGATGCCCTTGTAGTAGGCGAAGGGCATCGCGGTACCGCCGGACGCGGTCGCGGAGTATTTGACGGTGAAGGTCACCGCCGCCCCGTTGGTCGTGCCGAGTGCGATTATGATGTCGATATGGGAATAGTTTTTCATATTCACATATTCCGGTTCAGTAGCGATTCCGTTCATCGAAATCGGATAGAGGAAGGGGACCACATGCCCCTGTTCGGCGACCTTGAATTCGTTGGCCATTTTCAGTTGCTCCTTTTTACCGTGCCGCGAGGGTGATGAAGGGGGACTGGGTAGCGGCTCCCTTGTACTGGGTGAGCGGCCCCTTCCAAAGAGGTTGGGCATCGACGCGGTAGACGAACTTGAATACCTGTTCACTCGCGAGGAATGCCACATGGATCGAGGAGGCGCCCTGAATGCCGCCCTTGTCGATAAGCTGTATCTGCGAAAAGTCAACCAAGGAAATGTCGCCGACGTCGCCAAGCGCTGATGCCTGCTCGGCGTAGACGATGGGCTTGCCCAAAAGCATGTCGTAGGGCTGGTTCATCGCTGGGTTCGCGGGGAGCCATACCGGCACGCCTGCGGTTCCGACGGGCATCGCCATTCCCATGAGTTCGGGCAGACATTCGTCATTCGCCACCCATACCGCGTTCCGGCGGTTGTAGGCTGGTATGCGGGAATACATTTTCTTGATGTTCTCCCACTTGATTGTATCGGCAGACTGCCCGGTCTCGATGGGAACGGAGACAAGCGCGGGGGCGTTCAGAAAACCGAGCGGCTGTCCAGCTCCGGTTCCGCGGATAAGAGCGTCGTCAACCTTGAAGCCGAGTTCCTGAGCGACAAGCTGGTTTACCTTGGCCTGCATGAAGGGAGCGTCGGACAAGACCTCATCAGTCGCGTAGTACGCGGCGGTGACTTTGGAAAGTTTCAGGTTGACCTGGAAAAACTTCGGCTTGGTCGGCGTGATCGAGTCGGCCTCGTTTTCCCAGTAGCCAAGGATGCCGCCAAAGCGTGATCCGTTCGCGCGGGAGGATTCGGAGATTCCGTTGACCGTCACTCCGTTGGAATTGGAGCTGATGGCGGCACGGGAGCAGCGGCCCGCAAGCTGTGCGTTCTCATAGGTCTTTTCGATGAGCTCGCTCATCATGTCGGTTCCGACAAGGAACCCACCATCGGAAGGCACACCCTCGGAAAGCCCTGTGGCTGCGGCCTTGAACTTCTTCTGGAGGTTCTCGAACCGGTGGGTACGCTCCCGTCCGGTGGATGCCTTGAAGATGTCCTGCATGTACTCGCCTAGTGAGTATTTGGTCTCTTCGGCAACTGGTCCGCCTACCGCGATTCCAGCGGGAACCGGAGCGGCCTTGGCCATAAAGCTGTCAAGCTCATCTGCCTGGTCAAGCACCGCGATGTCGCCCTTGAGCTTTACCTGTTCGGCGACAAGCGCCTTGAACTCGGCGGCCTCGGCCTCGGTAGCCGCGTCACCCTTTGCCTTGATCTCTTCCCGGCGGGTCTGGATCTCTCCAATCCTCGCGAGCATTTTCTGCTTGTTCATTCGTGTTCTCCTTTCTGTTCGTTCGCTTCGATTTCAGCTATCAGCATCGCAGGTGTAATGGCTTTCACAGGATCACCCCGCGCTTCCGGTTCAGGATCACCCCGCCCGACCGCTTTCCATCCATCGGCGACTATTGCGACCGCTTCCTTTTTCGAGCACCCTGCGTCTCGCAGGAGGTTCTCCAATTCGCGCGGGTTCGTAATCTTCTTCTCTTCTGCCTTTGCCAGTATTTCCGGCACTTTCCCGAAATGCCTTGCAATCTCCGACCCGTCGATCTTCGCGGCTATCTCACCGTAATCCTCGACCGCATCGGCGAACCCGTTGTCAACCGCTTCCTGAGCGGTCATCCATGTTTCCGCGTCCATCATGTCGGAGATTTCCTTGTCTTCTTTCCCGCTCTTCCTCTTGTACGCGGCGACGAACTCGCTTTTCATCTTGTCGAGCAGGTCCGCCGTCTTACGAAGCTCGCCTGAATCGCCGACCATTACGGTAAGCGGATTATGGATCATGTAGTATGAACCCTCGGCCATCGTCAGCTTCTTGCCAGCGAGCGCGATTATCGAGGCGATTGACGCGGCAAGACCGACAACCTCGATCTCCAGTTTGTCGCGGTGCGCGGCTAGCATGTTTGCTATCGCCATGCCGTCAAATACTGACCCGCCGGGAGAGTTGAGAAGAAGCTTGATTGATTTGGCTCCTTTCACCTCGTCAAGACGCGCCTTGAAGTCCTTGGGACCGAAACCCCAAAATCCGTCTATCTCGTCGAATATCTCAATCTCGGCGATGTCGTCTTTCCGCTCCATCCTGAACCATGATTTATTTCGTCCCATATAACCTTCCCTTATGCGACCGCTTGAAGGATCGCCTTGATGTCAAGTTCCCGTTGCGCCCTGCTTCGGCCTATCCTTGCATCGCAACATGCGCCAGCCCCAACCGATTCGGATACTATCGCGCTTATTGAAACCACCGCCCGAACAGATTCAGTCTGTGGGCTTGTCCGCTCCTGCACTTTCCCGGAAATGGGAGGGATGGGAAGCTCTATCGGCACCCATGCGTATACCGGGTTTTCCAGCACGCCCCGGATGTAGTTTTCCTCTATTCGGACGCCGACCATTTCGGTCTGCTTCGGCTGGGCCTCGTCAACCGTTCCCGTGATTGCGGGCGCCGGGATCGATCCGGTTACGGATTCAGTCTGCCTTGGTTGCTCTTCCACCACCGACGCGGTGAACGATTGCTCCCCGTCTATCTCTTCGGTGCTGGCCCTCTGCGTCTCGACGACCGACCCTGAATACGACTGCGCTCCGGTAACGGATTCGCTGGATTTTGCCTGAGTCTCGGTTACGGTTCCGGTTATTCCCGTGTTTGACGAAAGCTCAAAACTGATCGCGTTGTTCGCCGGTGCCGTGTACGCTGAAAGCGCGAAGTCGATGGCGTTGTTCGCCGGGGGTGTATATGCCATTACGGCTTCGCTATGTAGGGCGCTCCCTCATCGGTGTAGAGGGTTTCGCCCGAGCGGTGCTGTACAAACACACTCGCCTTGACTCCCGATGCAAGTGTCTTTGTCCACGTGCCCGGCGCCCCGGTTGTCAGCACTTCCAGTTCCGGCGCGGGCATGTCGCGGTCTGTGTCGGTCACGACAAGGACTTTCGCCCCTGATACGGCGCTTCCCGAAAGTGTCACATTACCGCTGATCGTGTACCCGGTTCCAAGTGAATCCTCTTCCCAGATCATCTGGATAAACGCTATCCCGCCCACGGCTTTTGGGCCCTCAACCCACTGGATAGCGGCAAGCTCACCGGGGCGTATTATGATCGGTCCTGATTCCATGGGACTGAATAGCGTCGCGTCGTATGACTGCCATTGCTCCGCGCCGGTCATGAGCCGCGCCGTGAACTCCTCGCCCATTGTCTGCACGGTGCCGGTTATGGCAATGTCACTGCTGACGGTTCCGCCGAATCCGGGGTCAAGGCGCACTATGACGCCGGGGTCCGGCGAGTTGATGGTGGAATCAAGCGCCGCCTTTGCGCTCATGACCATGCCACCCGATGCGCTTGCGGTTCCCTTTCGGGCCTTGGCGATGGGCATTATTCCACCGGCAACGGTTGATAGTGCCTGAGTGTCGAACTGCATGACACAACGCAGGATACGGACATTGCACATAGACCGCAAGCTGTTTTCAAGAACAAAACAGTACGATCCGTCTGTGGGTACGACGTAGTTCGTGCAGATCGATCCCCGGAACGTCACGGCCATTTAGGATGCGTCCTCGCTCCATGCGCATTGTACGAAATAGAAGTTTGTTGCCGGGTTCGAGGTCGTCGCGGCGGCTACCATGTGGACAAGCAAGCCCTCGCCGGGCCTGAGCACCACCGGCGTGGATTCGGCTATTGCCGAAAGGCTGTTATTATCCAGCCCGAGCACCTGCCCGACCGCCGTGTGCAACCGCATGCCAAACTGTTGCCACAGTGTGTTTGTCGTCGGTGTGGCTGTTATCGCCGTTGCGGTTCCACCATCGGAGGCAGTGGCACCTCTTGCCACGACAAGTGCGTCTGACGCCGCCGCGCTGTCCCAGTCTACCTTGGCAAGTGCCGTTCCGCCCGAAGCCGCCGCAACCCGGCAGGTTTTCATGATCGGCATGAACGTGGTAAGCACTGCTGTTGCGTCCATTTGAAAAACAAGGCGGCGTACGCGGACAACTTTTGACGCATGCCCGTTGTAGAGGGTGAAGAAGTTCTGCGCCGTCGCCGCCGCGCCAAGCGTCCTGAAAGTAGCCGCGCTGTGGTAGCTCACTTGGTCACCGTCCTCTGGAATCCGGTGATGGTTACCGCCGCTCCTGAACCGATGTTGACCGAGTTGAGGATCATGTCAGCGCTTGATGTCCCGACCGACCCATCCCACAGCGGGGTCGTTCCGTCGGATTTAAGGACCCTGTACCACGTCGCGGTATCGGTGTCCACGGCGTTGACGGGCGCGATGGTCCCGGCGGTTATCACACCCGCAGACGCCGACCCGAAAGCTGATGCCGGAAAGCGGAGCTCGGCGAGTAGGACCTGTGCAACGATAGCCGTGTCAGCAGTCGCCGGTTGCGTGCCTGAGTAGATTCGGATATATCCGTTGTTGGCCTGCGCCGCAAGCGCGTTGGCCATTGTGTTTACCGCCTGATCGGCCTGCTTGAGATTACTTGCCATCTGCCCATTCCTCCGTTACCACCGCGTTTACAATCTCGTTGTCAACCCCGCGCTCGAAGGCGACGGTTTTCTTTATCATCTTTCCTGGCCCGGTGTGAGCGCCCTCGCCGACAGCAAGGTTGACGACTACTGGAGTCTGGTTGCTCGGCTCAGACTGTTCCTTCTTGTCGTCCTCGTCCGGTTCCACCGGATCGACTGGCTGGTTAACGACAGGCTCGGGATCATCCAATGCCGCGTCACCCATATTCTTGGGTCTCCAATACGTCTTGCCGACTTTTTTATCCTCGATTGGGTTCATCGACTGTCGGTATCTGATCTCATCTGCGTTCATCCATCCGCCGTTACGTGCGGAGTTGTACGCCTCGTTCATGGTCTTCATGTCACCGCGCTGGATAGACGCAAGGTCAAACTCCGCGAACCCGCGCGAGCTTTCCGAGTCGGTCAGCAGTTGCGTGTCAATCGCCGCTTCCCAACGCTCGGCCCACGGGCGGATCGTGTCGGTCGCGTACTCGATTCCCAAGTGCTCGATGTTCGAGAAGGTGGCGTGCGAATAATCTTTCAGTTTGTAGGGGCTGATATTCAGGATGCGGGCAATTTCCCCAAGCTGGAATATCTTCGATTCAAGGAATTGCGCGTCCGCAAGCGGCATACCCAACGGGGTGTACGAAAGCTCCTCAGATTCAACGACCGCGAACTTGCCGGAGTTTGCCACGCCGGAGTACATGTCGGAGAAACGTTCGCGCAGGGTCTTCTTGGCTTGTTCACCAATCGCTTTCTTGACGTTGAGTATCCCGCCAAGGTGCGCGCCGTTTGAAAGGAACTTGCCGGAGAACTCCTGCTGGGAAAGTCCAAGCCCGATTGTCTCGCGGGCGATCTCAAGTAGCGAATAACCCTTGACCGAATCAAACCCGAAGCCGGTTAGGTGGAATATCTGATCCTGCGCGTATTCGATCTCTTTTCCGTTTATATCGCGGAAAATATAGACCAATCTTGCGTTTTGTCCGTTGTTTTCAATGATTTTCGGCGTCACACGCTCGGGATTCAGCGGCCATAATGCCACCGGGCGCAATCCTGAGTCGCGCTGGATGAAGGAATAGCCATTCCCCCATACCATGGCGTGGTATTGCATGCGCTCTTTCCAGGTAAAAGCGTTCATGAAATCGTTGCTTTTTCTTGTCAAAAGGCCGTAAACCGGATGCGTTTTCCACGGATTCTTGACGAAATCGCCGGATTCCTTGTACAAAGTTGTCCGGCATGAAGCGATGGTCTGGCATATCTGGAATACGCCGGAGAAAAACGCGGAAAAGTTGACAGCGGTCGAACCGGAGACAAGCGCCCCGGAGGATGCGCCGTATCCACCAATGGCGGCGTCCATCAACCTGTCCATGTCGGCTATTGTCTGCGGATGATACGCTCCGGCCATGCGCGCGCCGAGCCGCTGTACTAGAGTAGGCTTTGTCATACTATCAACAGCTCCTCGGTTTCGTAGATGCTCGGCCCGTCGCCCTCATTCTTCACCGCCCGGTTGAGCGCCATGACGGAAGCGACTACACCGTCGATGTGTTTTCCCGTCTTGTTCCGGTCGGGCTTCACCAATTTGATATTTCCAGCAGGATCGCTTACGACTTCCGTGCATCCAATCATCCAATTCATGATGGGATTGTCCGCAGTCGCAAGCTTACCCCCGAGAACCTTTCTCTCAAAATCCTTGCACGCCGGCGACATGGTTGCGAAACCCTGCCGGAACTCAACGCAGGTTGCGCCGATGTCATTCTGTATGTCGGTTATTATCGAGGTCGCATTCCATGGATCATAGGCAAGTTCGCGGATGTCGTATTTCCTGACGTCCTCATATATCTGCGCCTTGATGAAATCGTAATCGACCACGTTGCCCGGAGTCGCCGTGATGAAGCCGTTCCGCACCATCGTCTCGTAGTCAAACTTTTCCTTTTGCGTCCGTTCGTGTATCCCATCCTGCGGGATGAAGAAGCGGTAAAGGAACCGGTACTTGTCGCCGTCTCCATCAGGAGGAAAACACAGCACCCACGCGGTCAGGTCAATCGTCGTCGAGAGGTCGAGCGCCGCGAAACAGAGGCGGCCAGCGAGTCCGTCGGCGTCAACCGGATCACTATTGAGCTTCCAAGATTCCATTGTCAGCCAGCGGGTTTCAGCCTCGGTCCAGATGTTCAGATGCTTGGTCTTGAATCCGTTCTGCTTTGAAGGCATTGAGAATGCCTCTTTGAAGTTGTCCTGCAAAACGTCAAGCTTGAGCGAAACCCCCATGTTTGGATTGGCTTTTATCCATGTATTCTGGTCGGTCCAGTCGTCGTTGTCATCGAGCGAATAGATAATCCCGAATACAGTATCATCATCCTCTGACTTTTCAAGTATGCGCTTTATCCGAAGTTCCATCTCATAGCACGGATATGACTTTTCGAATCCGGCTGTCGTGATGACGTATACCATCGGTTGACGACGCGATCCGGTTCCTGTTTTCAACACGTCGTAAAGGCCGGAAGTCGGATGACAGTGATACTCGTCCACTAGCGCCGCGTGTACATTCAAACCGTCTTGAGTGTTCGAGTCCTGCCCAAGAGGCACGAACTTCTGATTGTGCGCCTCGCAAGTCAACGTATTCTTGAAAACGTTGATCATCCCGCGAAGGCTTGGAGATGATTTCACCATCCGAGTTGACTCGGAATGGATGATGCAACTTTGCTCATACTTCACGGCGGCGGTGAATACTTCGCTTCCTTCCTCATTGTCGAAGAATGCTAGATATAGTCCGGTAGCCGCTAATTGCGTACTCTTGCCGTTCTTTCGCGCAACGCTTGTATACACGGTCCTGAACCGACGCGCTCCGTCGGCCCTTTTCCATCCGAATATGTTCGCATCAATGAACGCTTGCCACGGTTCTGGCGTGAATACCTGTCCCGCCCATTCCGCCTTGCTGTGCTTTACGAAGTTGTAGAATGCTAGTCGATGCTCGGATGCATCGAAGTCGAATAATAACCCGCGTTTACTTCCTGTTTTCAGGTCATCATAGAAGCGCTTGCATGCAAGTTGCGCCCACTTTCCAGTGGTTATCTTTCCGCCTAACACATCGTCAGCGTATGAAAACGCGCGAGTGGTGAGCGGGTAATTCTCCATGCTTACTTGGCTGTTTTCATCTTGTTTACGAATCTTTCAAACTCGCTTTCTTCCGGTGGATCATTTATGGCTATCTTGGTTCTAGCTGCCGGAGTGAACCCCATTTCGTTTTCAATTTTCAGCATGACCTCGGATGACTTCCGCATAATGGCAAGCGCCGCGATAGGCGATTCATAGCCGGACTCTGCGACGGTTGAAAGATCGTCTGACTTTGAAACAATGCCATGCGCCCTTTGATAAAGGATATATTCAGCTACCCACCGCGCGAACATCGGCGCGTCCATGCTGGTCAAAAGTCCCGGAGGGGTTAGTGAAATATATTCATCCCATACCGAGCGCTCTTCTTTGGTCATCCACCCGGGAGCCTCTCCTATCGGACCCATCGGTTTCGGTTCTTTTGTATTCTGCTTCTTGTGGCTTCTAAGCCCTTGCGCCTGTTTCAGCACTGTAGGCTTTGGCCTCGGTCCTGGACTCATGTTGCGCCTCTTCCTTTAAGACGGCAACAATGTGCCGTATTATTTCTGTAGCATTATCAGGCACTCTATTGTGTTTCTTCATGTTATCAATTGCTTTAAGTGGCCTTAAATTAAGGTAGTGGAAACATATCTTTTGATTTACTGGGTTGCTTAGATCAAATACGGAGCAAGGAATAATATGGTCAACATGCCATGCGGTCCCATAATTATCCCATGACATTCCTTCTTTAAATTGCAATTCCATATATTTCTTAAAATCAGAACCTGACATTGAAAATAGTTCTCGACATCGCTTGCCTCTTCCTGAACTTCTTATTATTTCATTTACTCTTCCACGTAAATTAGTTCCAGCTCTAATGTGTGACTTTTTTTGCCTGCCCGGATTCCGCTCTTCATACCGATTTCTAATTTCTCTTTGTCTAGCTTGATACACGGGGTCATTTTTCACTTTCTCGTAATATCTGAATGACCTGTTGCTTTCCTTTGGCTTAATCTTTGATATCACCGTATCAGGGATGCTTTCTATTTGTTCTAGCACATCAACGCTTAAAGTATATTTTTTCTTCGGTGGATTATGAGTGGCATACCTTCTCGCGCATCCATTTAAATATTCAGCCCACCTAACAGGATCTGATCTAATACTTATATACCTGGCGTCCCTTTTTGGCTTTGTTATAGCCGTTTTACATTTCTTACAAAAAGACTGGTACTGATCTCGCCTGTTATCATAATAGTACTCAGACTCGTTTTTAATTTCTCCGCATTTAGTGCATTTCTTGTCTGGCAACGCTAAACCCCCAATGAACCCCGGTCTTTAACTTGGGCATGTGTATCTTTGACCCCACCACGATTGACACCCAAACGCCTGCTAGCGATTGGAAGGTCCCCTACCCGTCTCCGTTGCCGTGCGCTTGCTATGACAGGATCGGCACAGGCTCATGAGGTTCAACTCTAAATTATGCTCATGGTCACCGTCTATGTGGTGCACCTGCTCGGCTTGCTTGACTATCCCTTGCCCCATGCAGTCATGGCATAATGGATTGTGTGATAGATGGTAGCGTCTGATCGCTTGCCATGTCCTGCCGCTCTCGAACCGTTGCCGTGCCTCATTGGTGGGCTTGGCGCTTGGCCTCTTGTGCCTCTCGCAGTACAATCCTTTATCGATCAGTGCGCTACAGCTGGGTTCCTGGCATGGTTGCTTGGCTCTGTATGGCATTATACCCTTAATAATTCCCGGTCCATTGCCTTCTGCCGGGTCAGTGCCGCCTTACGTTGCGGGGTGGGCCGGTATTTTAAAAACCACCGCCTTACGGTCTCCACGTCTGGAGCTGTCAGCCATCGAAGGGACTCGAACCCCTGACCCGATGATTACGAGACATCCGCTCTACCACCTGAGCTACAATGGCAAATGAACCCGGCGGCTTGAGCATTGCCAAGAGGCTTGCCGGGTGTTTTCTGTAATTGCCGGGTGGTCGTCAACATGGGCTGACCCCCGTTGCCCGGACTTTGCCGCGCCTTACCCATGCGGTGTGTCACGTCCGCACCCCAGCGCTTTGACACAAACCGGCCTGACGCCTACACTGCCGCAATTGGCAGGATCAGCCATCAAGACGGTCAAGCAGGGCGCGGAGTCGAGCCGCGCTTCCAAGGTTATGGGCCTTGGTTGTCCCCCGGACTCCCTGCTATCTTTTCCCTTCTCAGGTCCATCTCACACGCCATGCTTACCATCTCGCTTCCGATAAGCTGATAGATTTGGTCCCACGACTTCTTGGATAGCTTGTTTGTGCGCTGTTTTACATATCTGTTGCGGTATAGATGGACGTAGCCCATCACGTTCTGGATCAAACGCAAGCCTCATGCCTGACAAACTCATGATCTACATTTATAACATTGAATATACCGCCAAGACCGCTATTCTTATTATAAGAATCGAGGCTTACAATCTTTATTTTGTTATGCTTTTTACATATCTTTCTAACATAATCTATTGCGTTGCATCTTATTATTTCATAACACAAAGGCATCTCAGGTTTATATTTTTTACTCTCAAATAAGGATTGCCACATTTCTTCTATAAAATCTTCAACATCAATAGCCTGCTCAAGAAATGCAACCCTAGACCTGTTATAGAAAACAATTAGCATTGACTTTATTTTTGAGTTGAATGTTTCATTTGTGTATATTTCTACAAAATATTTATTATCCATCAGTATAGTATATCGAAATTGCTTGCAAAACACTTTCCGAACATTAAGCGTACAACATCTTGAGATTACTAAGCTTTATAATTCTCTTTATTTCCCTGAGACACCAAAGAACACTTTCTTTATTTTCATGAACTATTACCACCGGGACACCTGTAATTTTCTCTAAATACTTTCTTCTATTTGAATCGTAAGACATCTTCTTCTTATTGGCATAATGACTAGCTTCGTTATATTCAATAATTATCTCATATTCAGGTATATAGAAATCAACACTGTACATACCAAACTGCTTCTCTCCACCATTCATCGCGTGCATGCCTTCTTGAATATTATTTTTGACAAGCAACCTATTTAAGTCGCAGAAATATTTCCCCGCCCTGAAATTCCATCCGGCTGGCCTTTTTTGCGTGTGCTTCACTAATTCAAGACGCTCATGTTTGAGATTTTCATGTCTTACTGATTTATTTATGTCACATACCGATGTATAGAAATCAATGCCTTCCTCAAGGCATCTTACTATTGCATCATGAAGTAAATCGAAATGGTCTTGTACGTTGTTTACTGAATAATTAAATGATCTTGCAGAATTATAATAAATATTTCCTCCAGCTACAACCTGCCCCAATCTA